GTTCGAGCGGTTTGCAGACTTTCTACAGGTATTGGGTCCTTGCCCAAGCACAGCGCACACGCTGGACAGGAGCGACAACAGCAAGGGTTATTCTGCGGACAACTGCCGCTGGGCGGATGTGGAGACGCAGCAGAACAATCGCACAAACGGGGTTCACTTCGAGCACGCTGGGCAGATGTTATCGGCACCACAACTAGCGCGCAAAGCAGGCGTCCCCACAGCACGGATGGAACATCGGCTAAAGAAGATGGGGTTGACGCCGGAACAAGCATCGGTTTTACCGAAACAGAGCTGGGTGCAGCGCCCCGTATTCCAGAAGACTTTGGATGGCTCAAGCATTCGGCAGCACGATTCGTTGGCAGAAGCAGCAAAGTACGCGCAGGTGCAGGGGTGGACACGCACCCCTCGGTGGCCAAGTCAGCAGCACAAAACGCAGCTGCCCATGACCGTGGACGCCTATCGAAAGCTTTTATTCAATGCCATAAAGCGTGGCACTCCTTTGTGGGGGCACTACTGGGCGTACGCCTGTGCGGAGCAGTAGAGCACGTGGGCACCGCACACGACGCTTTTGTTAATTTTGAGGTCGAGGGTGACAACACCTTTTTTGCGGGTGCTGTACTGACACATAACTGCTCTGAACAGGCCATTCTCTCGTCCGATCCGGGCAAAACTTTTGCCCAAGCATGGGAGTACATGCAGGTCGGGCCCCTCCAACGGCTGATGCCCGGGGGGAAAATTATCATGATTGGGACCCGCTGGTCGAAAAAGGACCCCATTGGGCTGGCACTACAGTGGGCCGAGCAGAATTCGGACTCTACCCCGTGGCACGAGGTGCGTTTCCCCGCGATCATCAACGAAAAGTCACTTTGGCCGGAGCAGTGGCCCCTAGACCAGCTTTTGGCCAAGAAAGCTGGCATGTTTCCGCAGTTTTGGGCGGCCCAGTACATGCAGGAGCCCACAAGTGAGGAGGGCGCGCTGGTGAAACGGGAGTGGTGGCGTGCATGGACGAAGGATAAGCCCCCAAAATGCGAGTTTTTACTGCAATCGTGGGACACGGCACATGGCGCGAATGATGCGGCAGACCCTAGTGCAGTGCACACGTGGGGTATTTGGTACAACGAGGAGGAAGAGCAGGATCAGCTCATCCTTTTGGACGCGTGGACGGGCCGCAAGGAGTTTCCAGAGCTTAAAAAGTTCGCTTTGGAGTACTACCAAGAGTGGGAGCCCGACAGTGTGATCATCGAGAAGAAAGCCGCAGGCGCACCATTGATTCAGGAGCTGCGTCGTATTGGGGTGCCCGTGCAGGAATACACGCCAAGCCGGGGGGCAGATAAGCGGGTACGGATAAACTCCGTGGCTGACATTTTTGCCTCGGGTATGGTGTGGGCACCAGAGACGCGCTGGGCAAAAGAGGTTATCGACGAGATCGCGTCTTTTCCAAATGCAGACCATGATGAGCATGTTGACTGTTTTGTTGCTGGTACCAAAGTACGTATGGCCGACGGAGGGGAGTGCAATATAGAGTGTGTACGCGAGGGCAGTTTTGTAGCTACGCCTTTTGGCCCCCGAAAGGTACTCATATCGGTTACTACAGGTAGACACCCCGTATGGGAGGTAAATATCGGAGGCAATGTACTATGTGGCACAGGAAACCACCCGATATTTACAGGGGATAAATGGACTGCACTTGACAAGCTACAAATCGGTGTGCATACTGGGTACTTCTATCAAGGGGTATCACAATGGCCTTCCCCCGTACAAGCGCATCTGTCGAGACTAGAGAGTTCAATGGGTACCAGTACCGTAGATACCCTAATGCAAAAAAGAAAGTACACAGGTACTACTTTGCACGCGCTGGGAAGTTGCTACACCGCGCTGTCTGGGAGCATTTTTTCGGCCCTATCCCTGCTGGGTATCATATACACCACAAGGACGAAGACACGGGCAACAATACTGTGGGGAACCTCGAGTGTCTTACACCCGCACAACACCACGCTGCGCACGCAGGGGCTACACACGAACGTAACACGTCTATTGCGCAGCTTAAGCACCTTGAGCATATTCGGACAGCAGCTACAGAATGGCATAAGTCTACTGAAGGGCTTGCATGGCACAAACAGCATGCAAGCAACAACAGTGCAAAAGCCCGTGCCGCAATCGCCGAGAATGGGTATCGACAAAAGCCCTACACATGCTACTGGTGCGGTACCGCAGGTAGCGCAGACAATATACGCAAGAAGTTCTGTTCCACCCTTTGCCAAACAGCAGAATCTAAGTTTAGGCGCGGTAAGAGCCGTACAGAACACCCATACCACGCAGGCTGTGTACAACATAGCAGTTGAGGGTGCACATTGCTTCTTTGCTAACGATGTTCTAGTACACAATTGCTGCTCCCAAGCGCTGATGCGTTTTCGGCAGGGCGGCTTTATCCGCTTGAAGTCCGACGAGAAAGACGACGATAATGTGTTTTCGCGCCGTCGGGCTGCATACTACTGACACAAGGATTCCCCATGTTCGATAAATCTATGAACCCCGCACCAGTAGGCGTCTCCGACACCGACGAGGAGCCCATTGAGATCACCGTCGAGGATGAGTCCGGGGTTAACATAGGGGACGACGGCGAGGCGGAGAGTGAGCAGCTGATCAGCGTAACGCACTCGGACAACTTGGCCGAGACGATCCCTACAGGCGTGCTCGCGAAGATTGCAGCCGACATTGAGGCCGAGATTCTGATGGACTTGGCATCACGTTCCGACTGGGAGCAGGCGTACAAGGAGGGCATCAAGCTGCTGGGGCTAAAGCAGGAGGACCGCACAGAGCCGTGGGACGGTGCCTCTGGGGTTGTGCACCCCATGATTACCGAAGCGGTGGTACGGTTCCAAGCCGAGATGGTAACAGAGACATTTCCCGCAAGTGGCCCAGTACGCACGAAGATTCTGGGCAAAGAGACACCGATCAAGAAAGAAGCTGCCCAGCGTGTGGAAGAGGACATGAACCACCAGCTGGTGGACGTCATGACAGAGTTCCGGCCCGAGCACGAGCGCGCCATGTGGCACCTGCCGATGGTGGGCTGCGTTTTCAAGAAAGTGTACTTCGACCCAACACTGGGTCGTCAGGTAAGCCTGATGGTGCCAGCAGAAGAGATCATACTGCCCTATGGCACCACCGATCTGATGACATGCAACCGCATGACACAGACCATGCGCAAGACCTCCATCGACATCAAGCGACTGATCGCCAGTGGTTTCTACCGCGATGTCGACGTGCAGGAGTCCGCAGGATCGGTGACTGATATTCAGGACGCCAAGGACCGGGCCACAGGCGTCACTGCGCTGAACGACACACGGCCGGAGCTATATGAGGTCGTGGTGGACTTGGACCTGAGTGAGTACGACGGCCTTGCTGCCGGTATGGCTCCCGTTCCCGCGGATGGGGAAGAAGAGATTGAAGTGGACGTCCCCGAGGGGCTACCACGGCCGTATGTGCTGACCATGGTGAAGGGTACCAACGACGTACTCTCGATACGTCGTAACTGGAAAGAGGGAGACAAGCTGTTCCTAAAACGCCAGCACTTCGTACAGTATGACTACGTTCCGGGGTTTGGTGCCTACGGCTATGGCCTGATCCACCTCGTCGGTGGGTACGCTAACAGCGCCACCTCCATCCTGCGCCAGCTTATCGATGCGGGCACCCTGTCGAACCTACCCGGTGGCATGAAGTCCAAGGGGCTGCGTATCAAGGGTGACGACGTTCCAATCTCCCCTGGAGAGTTCCGTGACGTGGATGTCGGCTCGGGCACGATAAAAGACAATGTGATGGTGCTGCCCTACAAGGAGCCCAGCATGGTATTGGCAGGGCTGCTAGACAAGTTGATCGAGCAGGGGCAGCGCTTTGCATCTACAGCAGATATGGACATCGGGTCGATGGGGGCCAACGCACCGGTTGGAACCACGCTGGCAATCATGGAGCGCTCTTTGAAAGTGATGTCGGCCGTGCAGGCGCGCTGCCACTTCTCGATGAAGCGCGAGCTGAAGCTGATCGCAGAGATTATTCGG